TCTGCGGAACTCACGGGCAAGTTTAAGGGCGAATTTCAGGGCTGCGGCGTGGGCTTTTCCGGGGAGTGGGGTTCCGTGTCTGCGTTTGATTCTGCATCAGGTGCAACGGGCAACATTCCGGACAGGTTACGTACAATGAAATCCGCTTCTGAAATGGCAGGCAAAGGCCAGCCAGAAAGAACTTCCTGATGAAGTTCTTCAACGGATGGCCCCTTTAATCCTGCTTTCTGCCACAGTGACATGGCGACGATCCGCGCGCCAATCTTCACATTAATGGCCGTCACAATCCCCGCGAGCGTTTCCTCGCTCATTTCAGTGGTGTCAGCAGGCACTCCCTTGTTCAGCTCAGCAATGTAGCCGATGAATTCAATGCGCTGCAGCGCTGATAATTCATAAAGCGTGACGGTTTCGCCGTTGTATTCCAGCGGCTCAGTTTTCAGAAACATGCATGACTCCGATCAGGATACGGTGATTTTGCTGACAGCCGCGAACGAGCCGTCATTCGTAATCGCGAGGATTTCGGCAATTCCGGCTGCAACACCCGTGACGGTGACAACACTACCGGCCACGCTGACTGTCGCTTTCGACGGGTCGGATGACGCCAGGCGGAATGATTTATCGGTCGCACTGGCAGGCAGAACGGACAGGTTTAGTGTCGTGGTTGCTCCTACAGCCACAGCCGCTGTCGATTTATCAAAAGACGCGCCCGAAACAGCAATGACCGGGGTGGTGGTGTCTTCTGCCAGTGAGGGTTTGCCGCTGTTAGTGACTTTGACCGTGCGGGTGATGTTTTCCTTGTTCGTCACGGCCTTACCCAGGCTGCTGACCCAGCCAGAAAACACATCCACCGTGCCGTTAGGGTATTTGATGCGGTATGTGCGGTTTGAGCCATCTTCAAACCACTGCACCAGCGCAATTTGTCCCTGTTCGCCGGGTTTCCAGGCCAGAGTGAACGACGTGTCACCCGCAGATTTCTGCCCCTGCCCGGTAGCAGTCCAGTCGGCATTTGCATCATCAATATACGTGTCGTCAAATGAATCTGCCGTCAGTTCGCCCGGTGTCAGTTCCTTGACCTGAGCCAGCCGCGTCCAGTCGGTATCGACCAGCGGATTCGCTGTGCCTGAACCGGTATACAACCAGAGTGTTGTCCCGGCACCTTTAACGGGTGCCAGTGGGTTTGGTGTTGCCATAGTTGCCTCACATAATATAGGTGATTGAATACTGCATATCTGCCGATCCCCATGTCGCCATTTCGTCATCGCGCTGATAGTCATAGCCGAGTGGGGCCATCAGTTCGATGAGGTCGGACAGACCTGGAATGTCTGAAAGGACGGGATAAATCCGTGATTCCATCCATTCATCCAGCGCCGCATCAGGCAGATCGGCCTTAAGAAAGACTTCGATATGCAGCGTTGCTGACCACTGGTCCTCATCCACCATTGCGCCAGTAAATTGCGCATCGGTCAGGTAGACGGCGACGGCAGGCAGATCCTGAACCTCCAGAAATGCCGGACGGCCATCAAACCAGGTAACAGAATCAGTGATGTTGTCTTTAAGCGCATCCAGAACAGCAGCGCGTATTTGAGGGTGTTTCATCGGATTAATACCAGTCGCAGTTGGTTTTTAAGCGCAGCAGACAACTCTTTAGGCATATCGGACTGCATCAGCTTGTTTGTCTCCGCTTTAAACGCCTCGGTTAACGGGGCCGCCAGAGGAATGCTCACAACCTCCACGGGATAGCGGCTTTTCGTTGTTCGCCGCAGGACATGCCAGCGACCGTTTTTCAGTTGCTGGATAAAACCACCGGGGAAAGAAAACGGACCAATCCGCAGGACACTGTTAGCGCCCTGTTTGTCGCGTTTTCGCCGTGAAAGTCTCACACTCGCCACACCGAGCTTTATCGCGGGCAGATTTCCCCGGTTAACCCGGATAGTGGCCCTGGGTTTGCTGACCGTGGCTTTTTTCAGCTTCGCTCGCTGATTCACCAGCTTACGTGGCACCTTCGTGTCCGTTGCGACAGTGCGGACGCTTCGGCTGACGGCGCGCCCCGCGACCCGGTTAACAGCCTGAGCAGAAGCACGGGGAACCGCCGTTTTACTGATGCTGTTGAGGTTTGCGATTGCCTGCTCAAGCCCGTTAATAGCGGACATGACAACCTCCTATTCAATCCAGATTTGTGGCTTACCGTTAAAAAACTGGCTGCGCGTAACCTTGTACTCCGTGCCTTTCCATACCAGTTCATCATTACGGCGCGGCTGGTAGTTTTCACTGAACACCACCAGCGAAATGCCATCACCGACCACCGGCCCCATTTCAGGCACAAAATGACTTTCTACCGCGATAAAGTCGTTGCCATTGATAGTGACCGGGTTTCCCATGCGCCGGATGGTGGCGGCATCCATGCGCGCCACCATTTGTTCGAAGGGATTAGACATTAATGCAGACCAGCACTGTCGTGCTGCTGGCTCCGGCAGCTTCCCAGGCTTTTCCTGCCGGAATTGCGTCAGTAGCTGTTAACTGGATTTTTCCGTCTTTGAGATAGACCGATTTTCCCTGCGCAATGTTATCAGCAGCCAGCTTCGGCAACTCCATGACACCCCGTGCACAGCCATCCCCCGTAAAGCCGGGTTTAATGTCAGTAATAGCGACTGCCACAATGTCACCAATCGCGACTGGCGAACCACTAAGAATGGGTTCCGTTCCGGTGTTGGTGATCGCGATGGTGTGTCCATCCTGAATATGATTTTTCATAAAAGCTCTCCACGGCTCCGGCTGGAGCCGTATTGCAGACATAAAAAAAGCCCTTACGGGCGACTAAGTTGGCTGAGAATTACTTACCGGAGGATTTCACGAGACCGCGATAATCAAGCGGTGCGACCCCGGCATCGATACGCACTTTATTGACAATGCCGTCAGACGTGAATCCCTCCATTTGATCAAGATACGGCGTATCGACGCCATTGAGATAGGCTACCTCAATAGTATCGGAACCCTGCGCGGCGGCGAGATACCAGGCAAATTTATCCGCATCATCAAGACGGGCCTCGCCGATGATCTCTGCAAAGTTTTGCAGCGGGTTATTTACCCCGGAATTAGCATCCGCACCTTTAACACTTGCTGAACGAATGGTCTGGCTCGCCAGCGTTTCCAGTGCTCTGGGCACCAGCAGGAATGCCGGACGAATGTTAAGTGAATGCTCCGACTCCTTATCTTTTTGCGTTAGCATCAACTGACGGGCCTTATCGAGGCTGGAAATGTCGATCGCGCCAGTGCTGAGGTTGCTGTGGTCAGTGTGAAACAGTGGGGTCTTGTCAGACATTGACGGATTCGAAGTCAGTACTTTGTAGACCAGATCACCAATAGTCGCTTTTGCTGCGCGCCCCATTTTTGCCGGAATCCCGGTCAACTGATTCAGGTCATCGTTGATGATGGCCTGTCGGGTGATCGAAAACAACTTACCATAGGTTGCCAGTGCAATAGGTTCCCCGCGATCACTGGTTGTGCCATAGGTATATTCGGCGCCCTCCCGCACCACGGGAAGTGCCGAAATATCATTCATACCCACTCGGTGAGAGACTTTGAAATCAGACAGATCACCTTTTTTGGTCCAGAGCGGGAATGTCTCTTCGGCACTGTCCCACCCCTGCAGGAGTGATTTGTGTGCAACATCGAGCAGAATATTGCCGAAATCAGACGTGCTGTGTGTGAATGCCATCCCTACCATTTGCATCGGGTTTAGCGTAGAAACGCCAATGCCACGCTCCGTCAGTGACATTCTCGCAAATTCACGCAGTGTCATCCCATTGTAAACGTTATCGTTTTCACGATTAGCGTAGCCTGCGCGGAACATCAGCGCCTGACGGATACCATCACCAACAATATTCCCGTTGCCCGCATAAATGTGGGGCTGGTTGTTTTTATTGGAAGGAGTAGCGTCTTTACCCAGTTCGGCCAGCAGCTTATCTTTCGCCATGGCCACAGAACATTCGACATCGCTGATGCAGGCGGCCTGCAGTTCCAGGTGTTTACCACCGAACATGGCAAACACATCCTGAATGCCGCTTACACGGGCTTTCTGTTCAGCCACAACCCGCGCGACAATGGCATTTTCGTCCAGAACTGGAGCGGCGGGTTGCTGCTGCGGGGTTGCAGGTTCACGCGCCGTGGTGTTGCGCGGAGGTGTGATCATATTACGGATGGCGTTAGGCATCTTTTCAAATTCCTCAATACGTTTTGACTGAATGCAGGCCATCGCCTGCAGTGATGGTGTGGTCTGGTCTGCAAATCCCTGGGCAACACATTCACTGCCGTTCATCCAGGTTTCGTCTTCCAGCATGGCCGCGATTTCTTCTGCCGATTTCCCTGTTTTTTCTGCGTAGGCGGGGATCAGAACAGCTTCCATTTTGTCCAGAAGATCGGCGTAATCCCGCATATCGTTCGCGTCACCGCCTGCAAATCCCCACGGTTTGTGGATCATCATCATGGTATTTTCCGGCATGATGACCGGGTTGCCGACCATAGCGATAACGGATGCCATCGACGCGGCAATACCGTCGATATGCACGGTAATGGCCGCGCCGTGGAATTTGAGGGCATTAAAAATGGCGATACCTTCAAAGACATCGCCACCGGGAGAATTGATATGCAGGTTAATGTGGCTGACATCGCCCAGCGCCTGCAGGTCACTGACAAACTGTCTTGCGGTCACCCCCCAGAAGCCGATTTCGTCATAAATATAAATTTCCGCTTCATCAGCCGCGCTGGCCTTCATGCGAAACCAGGAGTTATTTTTTACGCTGGCTTTCGGGCGGCGGCTCACCCGGTTTCGTTGCTGCTTCGGCACTGGTGCCTCCTTTGTCATTGGCGGGGTCGGTGTCATACACCAGTCCCAGTTCGCGATTTTCATCAATCTCCGCTTTTCGGCGG